CATTCGTAACGCGTAGGTCGCCAGTTCAAGTCTGGCTAGCGGCTCAAAAGCAGAAACAGTTTATAGTCATATAAATTAGACTATTAGGTTTCTGCTTTCGTTTACAAGTTCTTCAATTTATAGGTTAAAAAAAAGAGGGAATTGTCCACCGATGGACAGAAAAACTTATCCCAAACTTATCCTTCAAATTTTAATCTATTATGGCAACTCTTAAATTAACTATTTTCAAGGCAAAGGTTTTAAAGGACGGAAGACATAAAATAAGAATAGCTGTCTGTCATAAGCAAGAAACATGTTACATTGTAACACGTTTCATTATAGACAATCTATCCCAGTTCAAAGATGGGCAAGTAGTCAAACGAGCTGACGCTTCAATCATAAACACCAAACTAAGAAGCATGATGAATGATTTACAAAATAAATTAGATGAAATAAACCATCAATCACTTTATTCTTGTAAGCAAATCAAAGACATGCTTGTGTCTGAATTGGATTCACAAGGAAAACAAAATATTACTTATCAGAAAGCTTGTAGCGATTTCATTACTGACCTGAAATCAGAAGGGAGAGAAAGCTATGCTGTATTAATCGAAAGGAGCTGTCGATACTTTACGGAGTTTACTAGAGGGGAAATACCTATGTCAGATATAACCCCTAATATGATTGAAGGGTTTTCACGATATTTGAAGACTAAAAGAAACATCGGAAACACAACAATTGGAATGATGATGTCCCAAATAAAAGCTGTTATTAACAGAAACATTAATTCTGGTTATTTAAGGTATGATATACATCCATTTGTGAACAAGAAAATTCCTAAATCTCCAGTTCGAGAAGTTGATATTTCTTTGGAAAGTCTTAACATGATAAGGGAAAGTACCCCCAAAGAGAAAAAATACATTGTAGCAAGAGATGTATTTATGCTTTCTTTCTATCTTGGGGGAATGAACTTGATAGATATAATGAATACTCGTTTTATTAATGACAAAGTGGATTATGTCAGAATTAAAACAAGACTCAAAACAGAAACTGAACAACATTGTCTGCTTCCAATCACAGAACCAGCAAAGATAATAATAGATAGATGGATAGATAAAAAGACAAGAAAACTGGATTTTGGATATAAATTTTCATATCACAATTTTTCAAGGTACACATGCCGTTCTCTTGCTACATTAGCAAAGGACCTAGGAATAAAGGAAAAGGTAGTCTTTTATTCTGCCAGAAAGTCGTTTGCTCAATACGCTTTTGATCTTGGAATACCGGACAGTATAATAGATTACTGTTTAGCTCATTCAGACAAAGGAAGAGGTGTCGTTAGATATTATACAAAAACCAGGTTTAAACAAGCAGAAATAGCAATAAATAGGGTTATTGATTATATTAACAATCCAAGCAAATATAAAGAGTATATCGAGATGAAAGCGGATATAATGTTGATGAAAACATAAAGGCAGCCTAAAAAGCCGCCTTTTTACACCTAATCGGATAGATCAAACACGAATTTACCTGCTACGAAAAGCAATTTTATACTTAGTGACTCAAAATATAAAAAATCCCCAGTTACATAACCAGAGACAAACATAGAGATGCAACCCTTACAATAATCGCAAGAGGAATCAACCAATATAACCACCTTTCTATGCGTTCCATAACATAACCAACAGAAGTCTACAAAAATCGGAATGGTACCGATCCTCGACTTGTTCCAACAATATGTCCAGCTTATCGTTTTTCATTGTCAAGAACTGATTTTATCCGTTCTTCAGTAAAGCCAAAACGGGCAGCAAACTTTTTGAAAGAGCGCATCCTGTCACCTGGAATAAGAGCATACATACTATTAATAGGAGTATCGCTCTTCAATGCTTTCTTAATTTCTTTATTTTTCATGAATTAACGTATTAAATGTTTGACCTTGTTTTTACAGCAATCACACTCACATAATAATGACTTTGCATATTCCCACGTCTTTTCAACAATATCATCACCGATATACTGTATTTCCTCACCGTACGGATCTATGCCGAGAGCCTGACATATATGGGTGGCCATGTGTCCACATTCGTGCCTCCATGATTTAGCAAACTCCTTTGGTGAAGAAGTGAGAGCAATGACCATTACTGTTTCCCGGGTACCGAAGTTAGAGTAAGTAACTCCGGTATTCAGGTTGCCGGAGTTTATGTTATCGTACGCAGTACGGAGCATATTACCGTCGCAGCCGATAGAGTGCATATAATCCAATATTTCTTCCGTGTAATACGTATCTACTGCGTAATACACCATGCAGTTCCAGTCATATTTGGATAGTATAAACCGTTGCCTTATCATTTATCAAAGCATTTCGTCCCACTCTATAGGTATTCCAGCCGCAATCATTGTAACATACCATCTTCGCATCGTTGTTCCATCAGGTGCGTCAGGATCATCAATCGTGTCTTTTACATACAATGCTTGATACTGTTCGTTCGGAACAGATGATTTAAGAAAATCGGCTTTGCACATATTAGCTACATATACGTAGTCATAACCGATCTTATTTTTAAGAGTTACACCGTATTTAGTTAACAGTGCGTCCACCTCGTCCTTAGACATCGCAGGCAGTTTTTCTTTTTCTCCGTTCTGACCCTTCCATTCCATTAAAGAAACAGCAAATTCACACATTTTCTTGTTGAAATGCCATCCAAAATGCGAAAGATATACTTCCATTTCTTCCGGTCTTCTATCTCTTATATCCAGAGGTTCTCTTTTCATGACTTAATAAGGTTATAGGGAGCAGATAAACTACTCCCTAATTAAACATTAGCGATAGCGTGAATAGCGTCCGGTACCCCGTACACCACGTCTTTCACCCATACCACCACGATTAGAATTACCACCTCGGCCATAACCACCGCGTTCACCCATGGTTTCTTCGTCAAAATAGCGATCGTCATCATATCTACGATCTTCATCCCAGCGTTCACCCATGCCCTCACCCTCGGAAAGCTCTTCTATGCATTGCATGAGCTTACCACCGTAGCGAAGCATCTTTTCAGCGTAGTCGGACATTTTCTCGACCTTGCTTTCGGAAATTTCAATCATCATCATACTTATTGTTTTTTAGAATTGTTACTACTTGCAGCCTTCTCAGAGGACTTAAAGAAATCAGCCATCATAGCTTTCAATTCGCTAAGTTCTTGCCGAAGCGCTTTGTTCTCCGCTTCCTGCTTCTGTCTTTCTGCAAATTCGGGATTAAGTACCTGGAGCATTTTATCACATGATTCCATCACAGACTTATGATGCTCGACACTTCCTAATATCTCAGAAGAACGATTTCGCATAGCCGCCACTTCCGCATTCATAGATTCTCTTGAACCGGATATTACCATATTACCTCCACCTGGAAAATTTGCATCAGCAATATCAGACATGGCAGGTATTTTTTGAAAGGTAACAGTCTGTTCACCTACCTTGATAGTTATATCAACCACCATCTTAGGAGGTTGTCCATAAGGAAGGGGTTGCTGCATAAACTCAGGAACAGGATTAGACACTCCAGAAACGGAGCCGACCTCTATATATGGAGTACCATCCCTATGCAAAATGAAAAACTCACTATTTACTCTTAGATTCTGAAAAGGCATAATCAATAAACTCTTTAAGGAGCGGGATTACTCCCGCCCATTGTTTTAAACTACTCCGGTAAGAATTTGCAATGTGTTGCTACCTGATTCGTAGTAGCACAGATAAATTCCGGTACCGGTAATATCCGAAGCAGTAACATCTGCGCCGGCAATCGTAGTCAGTGCTTGAGTAGCACCGTTGGTATCAAAAACTACCGGCAATGTACCGGTAGTACCGGAAGGGATCGGCTGTGCCAAACGGAACAGAATCAATCCGCTAAATGGAGCAGAAAGGAACGGATGATTCCGAAAAGAGAAACGTACGTTGGTAGTACCTACGGTAACACCTGTACTTTCCAATCTTGGAATACCATTCTTATTTGCCATGATAAAAGGACTAATGAATGCCATATAATGCCTCCTTCCTTTTATCCCCAACCATTAAAATTGCCCCATGCTCCAATACCATTGTAAAGACCATACTGAGCTGCAACGCAAGAAGGAATCCCTACAACCGGACTATAAGGCACCTTCGCTACTTCCGGCTGGTTACATTCGATTTTCGCAAGACGAGAACTCAAATCATTTAAAGCTGCACCAAGAGGAGCCGTTGCCTGTCCGACGATCTGAGAGGTCATGGCAGAACTTTTAAATGTGCTATTCTCCTCACGAAGTTTATCAATCTTGTTCTGCATTTCGCGCATTTCAGCTGCACGCTGGCCGGCAAGAATCTGTTGTGTGCTATCCTTGATGGAATTTTGCAGATCACAAGTCTGACGTTGAGTTTCATATGCAACAGAAGCAAAGCCTCTTTCCTGACCAGTCGCAACACCGTTAATGGCATTTTGCAATGTGTTCGTTTGCTGACAGATCGCCAGACGGTTTTCGCAGCAGCATGAAGCAATCTGTTGAGCGATCTGACAGTTACCCTGCTGGATAGCATTGATAATCTGCATTGAGCTTTGACCAACCTGATTTCCTACCTGTTGCACCTGTGACATCACCCCATTGATAGCATTCTGAACCTGACCGATTGAACAGTTTAAATTAGTAGCCAGATTGTTGATTGCCTGTCCGTTCCCCTGAATTGCACTCATAAGTAACTCCCTTCCTGCATCGTTGTTAATTAAGTTAGGGATACCGGCTCCAGCAAATCCGCCACCGTTTCCGCCATCTCCATTATTTCCCCAGCCATTGCGTCCAAACAATGGGAACAGGAAGAACAGGAAGATTATCCAAAGGAAAGAAGAGCCATCACCACCAAACATACCGCCACGATTATTCATTGCAAGCAACAAATTGGGGTCAAGACCGTTTTTCTGCAATAAGGGGGCAAGCATACCAAGCATACTGCCTCCTCCACCACTCCCGCTTTCCGGGAATACGTAAGTCTTTGTTTCACTCATATTTAATTATACAGTTATAACACGGTCAATATTAACCGCATCACAAAAGTATATAATAGGAACTGCGTAAATCAGAGCTCATTTTCAAGCGATTTGCGAATATTTTGCAGATATATTGCAATCATTTTGTTTGCCAGTTTACGGCTTTCGAAAGTAGATATAAGGTAACGGATACTAGCGGATGTCTTGTGAAGAAAAGTCGCTATTTGTTCAGGGTATAGCCCGTATTCAGTGAGGAAGAATACTACAATAGAACGGGCGTCAACAACTTCAGTAACTTTACTTGATGAAAGGATCAATTCAGTAGAAACTTCAGTTTCTTTTCCAACAATATTTAGAATCTCGGCAAAAATCTCTGACTTACACATAGTATTTAAATTTTTTATTGTACTTTTGCCCTTGCCAATCGAATTTTACAGATCAAAGAACAAAAGCATGTATCGTAATGTTAAGGATATTTGGACCCCTGGCACAGCGATACATGCTTCTGTATGTTTAAAAGTTCGATTGGCGTCAACTTTTGTGTCGGGGGTTCTTTTTACTCTACCCCCCAAAAGAGCACGTTTGTTAATGGTGTTTCCTATGCCGGCCTTCTACCACCGGCAAATCAGAATATTATTTCATATTATCCTCCTTTCCTTTTAATGCAGATATACAATAAAATAATAGCGATACATATCAAGCCGCCAAATGCCCATCCGCCAAGTTCTATCTTTGCCTTCTGCCATCTGGTCAACGCCTTTTCAACCGGATAAGGTATCTGAATACTGTCCGTCTTAATCACAGTATCAATGCGATTAAGATATAAATACTTATATAGATACCGATCCTTATATGTGTACACTGTATCACCCCTGTCTATTACATAAATGCTGTCACGGCGGTACACGCTGTCAATACGGATACTGTCACGGGTCTTATACTCAGTCTTAATAGTTTCAACCGGTACGTATTGAGTAGTCCTACATCCGGTGAAACACATTGCCGACACTAGCAAAACGACAAATATCAACCGCTTCATAATACCCCCTCTTGCGGAACCGTCCATTCCGGACCACTCAATATATTCCTTAACTCGGACGAATCATGCCGGTACGCGGTCATAGCATCTTCTTCTCTCAAGACGGGATCAATATAATCTTCATGCAGGATAACTTTCAACCCGTCAACTGATCTTCTTGCTTGTGCCGGGACCACAACACCGTGATTCAGGCACCATTCTACTGTTACAATTACGTATTTCATAACTTTCTTGTTAATTTTAAGGGAATATTTGTTTGTTCTCCGGAAAGCTCTTTGTGACATTCTTATCGTAGAGGACTTCTATCCCAATAGGCTTGTCAATTGCTATTTGAGCCATTATTCCTAAATTATAAATCCTATCACTCAATGAAATTGCCGGTATATCGTAAACTCCATCTTTATATATAGGATAAGTCCAAGGTTCTTTAGTTGAATCAATCATCATTCCCATTAATCCAACTGCCCAATTACCTTCACCAACGCTATACTGATTAAGTCCTGTGACTTTTATTTTGTAAGACGGTACTTCAATCGGCTCTCCGGTATCTGCTTCGGGATTCATAGCTACCGCAATAGCACCATTAAAGGTTTCAGTTGTGCTATCTACAACAATTTTATTTGTTGTAACTTTGCCAGTAGCAAAATCTGGATAATCAACGGCTTTATAGGCAAAGTTATCAAAGTTCAATACAAACACTGGATTTGGAGTGTCATATTCCATGACGTTGATTTCTTTCTGAATTTCTTCAGCGGTGAGAACATTTTGATATATGGCAACAGAATATATAGCTACATTACTATATTCCATTGGACGATATGAATTACTTAATTTACAACCTAATGTAAGAGGAGTTGCAGCGTTTTTATCTATATTAAATGTTCCAACACTATATTCTCCATAATTTTTATATGTTGTAAAATTGTTGTTAAGTACACCAGAAGTATCATATTGTAAAGCTACTTCATCTGTATGAATATTTAATATAGAATTAACAATATTGGGTTTTATATTAATAGGTTTAAATTTTATAATTATAGTACCCACCTTATATCCAACTTTATCAAGTTTCAGATAATCATCTATACCATCTGTTACAATTGCTCCTTCATATTCTGGAATTTGCTGTATAGTTACATTTTGAGATAAGGCGTTCTGTACAATGAAACCAACACTATAAGTTTGAGTATTAACTACACTCTTAGGTAAATCATATTCTCCATCTGAGGGAATTGCCATTAAGACTCTTGCTCCATCATTAGTAGGTGAATACCCATAAGCAAGTTGGTTATTGGCTGTAAGTCCTGTCACTCTTATTCTTGTAGCATTTAATTGACTATTCCCGTATTTTGAAAGTATCCAATTATTGGCCGGAACAAAGTTCATTATCGTAACAGAATGATCATCCGTTACGAATACATTCTGCGCTTTATTATAAGTTAGGTAATTCTCCTTAAATAACCCATAACCACTGCCTAAGCTCCAACCGAAGTTATACGCGGTCAATAATTCACCTTTTATTCCCTTGATAGTATTCCTATCTTTATCAAAATTGCTCTTACCTTTAAAGTTCCAATAATCTACAAGGGACGGGTGAAAAGGAGAAGTTTGCCCTCCCTTTGAAGCTGATCCAAGACGTATTCCCCTAACCTGAGCCGTGTTAATGCCAACGCGGTTAATCTTTACCTGATTGATTGAAACTTTCATTCCGATACAAGAATTTTAGCCAAAGTAGGCTGTGAGATAGACTGCACTTTAATGTACATCCCGGGAATCACTCCTGTAATAGCAACATCTATTGTGCTACCCACATAGTTATATGATCCGAAAGGAACGTAATTTGTATTCGTCATACTCTGAAACAGAGAGACACCGTTATTCTTATCTTCACTTGCAAATTCAAGATGAAGACCTGCATCCGATTGAAGTTGCACAGGGTCACATACATAAGCCTCACCCTGTTTGCTGAAAGTTAAATCTGTTAGAGCCATGTTACTTTGAATTTAAATAGTTAATAATACCTTCTATGTGAATATTTGCCACAGTCCGCTTGCCCTCAGCCGACAATAAGAACTCCACATCTTCCTTGTTGTCCTGGAAGAAGTTCTCTGTCAGTACAGCGGGGCAGTTCGTATCCCGGCAAATAGCCAAGTTCTGCACCCAATAGTCCACATCCGGAGTCTGTTTGCGTACTGCCACATCTTTACCATCCGCTACTTCCGCAAGGGAGGAAGCCAACCTTTTGCTATTAAAAGAAGCATTATCACTGACATATACACCCCATCCCCGAGCATTCATCCAACTTGTCCCATTACCGGCCGCATTGCAATGAATGGATACCAGAATAGCGTTCTTTTGAGAATCGCGATAAATATTATTAGCACGTTTGCAACGCTCAGACAATGGAACATCCACGTCCTCCTTCACAATGCGTTCCGCGTCAACACCATGCTTTCTCAGCCCGAAAACGACCATATCCGCTATCTCTCTGGAATAAGCCCACTCACGCAACCTTCCGTCCGGCGAACACTTTCCCTGTGTATTCTCGCCATGGCCATTGTCAATTAGAACTTTCATATCATTCATTCTTTGTCCTCCTCCTTTTTAGTTATCACCTCTTTTAAATCTTCTTTCTCTATCTTGAATACCTTTTTAGCAAATAACCCAATAGCTACTATCAGATTAAAATCATAGCCCTTGGGCTTAAGAATATTCGATATGATAGAGCAACCTTCGATAAAGCAGACAGATAAGCAAGCAAATATATCAATGTTATATCTTCCACCACTGGCCTCGTTTATCATCACCACCATGATTACAAAGCTAAAATAGGTAACCATCTTACCCATTGTAGCCCGCCAAGCCCTACTAAACCTCACGCGCTCACCCATCAACAAGCTCTTCCTGCATCCCGTAGCCAAATCACACAGTATTACAAAGAACATAGTGATCAGCCATGGGATCATGTGCTCTATAGCTTCCATTACGAAACTTCCGGCTACAGGAGCAAACAGACCAGAAGAGAATTGATGTATTGATTTGTCTTGCATATTTGTCTTTTTAAATAATAATACTACATTTGTAATCAGATTACATAATTAAATTAAAACTAGATAAATGCGTGAGCCTATCTTGCCTGTGAAGGTGAGGTGGGCTTTTTTATGCTATGACTTATCACTAGTGATCTGCTCAATGATCTTACGGATATCAGACATATAACATTCAAAGTCATTCGTGTAGATAAAACTAACAGTAGTTATCTGCGGAGTTGGAACAGGGTCAAATCGGACCTCTCCCAACTTCATCTCTCTGATCTCTTCATGTGTACCATCTCCGTCGGCGTTCGGTACCGTTTCTGTTGCATTATCGGTTACACCGACAAATATCGACTGTTTGTTACCATTGATTGAAGTATATCTGATCGAATACTTAACGGTCGGAATACTTAAAGAAGTTCCTTCAAAGCTCTTTACTTCTGTTGTATCGGTAGCTACAATTTTAATCTCTTCGTTCATTGCATTTTAATTTTAAGTTTATAATAAATTTATTCTTTGTTCTGATTCAATGCTGAATCCAGCAATTTGAAGAGGGGGAACTTTACATAAGCATAGAAAATCTGATCTGCAAATTTCTTAATCAGAGCAGCAGTGGGACCATCGACTTCAATCTCACCTTCAAGATATAACTTTCTGCCGATCTCCTGATCTTTGATGTCACTCACATTAAAGTAAATAGCATTACCTAAGTCCTTGCTTACATCTTTGTAATCAATCACTCTCTCCGTCCCGACAATGTTGCCCTCAGAGTCTCTCTTCTCAACCTCTTTCATCAAGACGTTGCCTTCGATATCGTTAACCACGATCTTTCTAAAATCTATTTTCATACTCTATATATTTTGATTTAATAATTATCTCTTTACTTACCAGACATTACGACCTACTAAATACAAGTAGAAATTTACGTTTCTATCTCCTTGGTTAGCATCGACCAAATGCACTTCAAGGTAAGTACTAGTAATACTCTTTACCATGCCAAAACACCATCCATTGTCATCTGAGGCCTGTATAATCGCCGAATATTTTGTGTGACCTAAATTATGATAGATACGGTACCTTCCGGTTGATATATTACTTACTGTACCAACTGTACAACCATTCCCCCAAAATTGGTTACCAGTACCACCAGCATACACATAAACACCGCAAAGAATACCAGGAGCGTTCCATGACTCAGAATTACGTTGGCCAAACAGATGCGATCCATGACTCTGTATTGCATGTCCACCCTCAGAGTTTGCGATGATTCTCAAAGCCTTTCCCCCTTGTCCGTATGTAGACAGAGAGAGACAGTCTTGGTTGTCATTACGAATCTCCATCAATGGGTAACTTCCTACTGTAGCTGCACCTCCATACTGATTTATACGCAAGAAGCGATAGCCGTTGATTTCAAGCTGTATCTTAGCGTCTGCTATGTTACGGGAATATATGGCGTTGTCTTTGATCTCCCAGCCACCAAGGTAAGAGCCATTCGTTACCGTAAGATTTCCAGTAGTAATTCGACCAGCCGCTAAGGCATTGGTAACGATTGCGGTTGCATCTATCAAGTTCGTTCGAATCAATCCACCATTGATAATTGTTTTACCCTGAGTAGCATACGAAGCCATTTGGTCATACGAAGAGTATCCGAGTTTCGTTGCGAAATCATTCTGCAAGTTACGCATAGCGGTAGCGTCCAAGAATCCCTGCGGTCCTTGAGGTCCTTGTGGACCAGTGTCTCCCTTATCTCCTTTAGGCCCCTGAGATCCTTGTGGTCCCTGGGGACCAATAGGACCAATAGATCCGGTAGCACCAGTAGCACCGGTAGGTCCAGTTGGACCTTGGGGACCCTGCGGGCCTTGTGGTCCTGTATTACCCTTGAAATTTTGCTGCTCGGATGCCGACAAGCCGGAAAAAGTAACCATGCCTGCAATACTGATATCTTTCCCGAATATATTGATAGCACCCGGCTTAATAGTGATTCCCGTTTTTAATTCATCCTTTGTAGGAGTGTCATCAATAGAGCCGGCATCGTAGACTGTGGCAAAGGCAAGGTACCAGACGACAGGAAGGTTCCCATTGCCTCCTGTCAAATAGAAGTAATTGGTAGAATAGAATGTACCACTTGAACCACATTTGACATAGCACGCATATTCTTCCCAGTCACCGGTTCCAACATTGTTGGTGAGCCATTTTGATGTACCACCGTTACCTATGGCATTTGAAGCCCATTCAATTGCTAGACCTGCGGGAATCCATGCGATAAACCGGGTAATAAATACAGCATTGGCGCGTGTTTCAGTGCTAAAAGTAAACCCACCTAAACCCGGTACTGCAGCCCCAGACGTCGTAATTTTAATTTTATATCCGGATTGATTAGGCAAATTAATATCTGCCTCTCTTTCAACTGCAACCATACCATTACCACTATTATTGTAGCTTCCAATGCCGTTCATCCCGCTCCTAAACTCCGGATCACGATTCAACATCTTACCCTTACTCATAGCAAGGGCAATCAAACGTGCATTACCCGATACCGTTGATACGAGGTTAATATCCGTCTTGGTCTGAGAGATCTCAGTTCCCTGATTGGATACAACCTGTCCGAGAGCGTCAAAGTCGGTTTGGGAGACTTTGCTTTCAATCAACCCTTTCGTAACTTTTATCTCTGAGTCGGTGTAGGTCTTGGCTATTTCTGATGCAGAACTTTCTATGTCATTGGCAGAAGGACTCCACGCAGTACCTACGTCGCCCTCAACGAGATTTATGTTTTTATACGAAATGATTAACCCCTGCCCCGTACTTGTATTGTTTCCGGTGAATCCACACAGAAACATAAGGTCATTGAGAGTTACCCCGGAAGGAAGTACGGCGGGTATCTCTAAGGTGATGTAATATCGGGTCCATTTCGCTTCATTGGGTAAATCGATAGTCTTATCGGCTATAAGTTTAGCAGTCGAACCCTCGTAATACCGAATATTGAAAAACAATCCTGTTGTATGGAAGTAATTCCCGCCTATACTAACATCTATTCCTAAAGTATACTTTTTACCCGGTGTTATGGCTGTCTTATCTACATTCATCCATTGCTTGTAACAGTTGAATGCGCCACTACCTAAAACTGTAACCCATCCATTTGATGCAGCGTTATAATTTAGACTTACATTTGACAGATAATCAGATTGATTAAACCAATATTCACTTGAGCCATTTAATATGTTACTTGAACCAATATTCAGTTTACTCACCTCACCCTTCACAGCCAACGTAATCTGCCCGGGCAAAGCCTCCATAATCGTGTCAGTCTCAATCTTAACCTTTTCCCCAACATAAGAATATGAAGCAGAGTTGATAGCGTCTATAATTACCCTCTGCTGATCATAATAAGCCTGTTGAAGAGTCTTGAATGAAGCGCTAACCGGTATGTTCTCTGGCTCGCTCGCCGAATGTGTTTCAAGCACATGATAGTAATCGTTGAAAGCATTCCGATAAACAACGGTATCAATGCCATACCGTGTTGCATTAGCCAGAATAGAATCTCTTTCTGCTTTTAATGCCTCCATTTCCTGCTTTAACGCGGTCTTTTCAGTCGGTGATATGACACCATCATCCGCCCAGGTGTTCAATCTGTCCTGGGCTGCTTTCGCATCGGTTTTGGCGATGTCTATTTCCTTGTTGGTTGACTCAAACTCCTGCTCGATGGTCTTTCCGTTGCGAAGGATGAAGATGCCTTTGAAATAACCGTTATTTGTATATACACCATTATCGTGCGGCTGCATATTATCCGGAAAATCCGGGTCCGTTATATGATCTAAATTCCCAAATACAGAGCGAGACGCTCCGGCAAATGACTTAGTCTTGACTCCACCTAATATCTCAATCTTAGGCTTGCCATCCTCGGCGGCCGACATATATATCAAGCTCTGACGAAGAGGATTCTCAGTATTACCCATCTGTACAACTTCATCACCTACTACTGGTATAATTCCTTCAAACTCAGACTTTGGAATAGTTACGAGATTACCATTTACACTCGCAACTTCGCACCAATAGTATTTACCTTTTTTAGATGATGTATCCTCCATTTTTTGAGTAACAGTAACCTTTCCGTTACCATGTCCGGAATCTAATACAATCATTATACCAAGGTTGTATATCTCTTCGGATACATTGATGGCACGAATTACATTCTCGCCATTTGTCAAAAGCCCTCCTACAGTATCAGAACCGATTCCATCCTTTGATAAACCACTCCATACAGCCATAGCACCATCATACAAACCAGATATTTCTAATTTGCATTCTTTAGTCGTTATAGGAGCATCTGATACATGTCCCTCTGGATACATGTAAAGTTGAAAGCCTGAATTTGCTGAATTATTCATGCTAAACTCAATGCTTGTGTTCGTTATCTTTACGCTATCATCTATGGCTGAACCATCATATAAATAGGCTGTAAATTTTGTAAAATCAAAAGCCGGTGACTGGATTATTCTTCTATCAAATACTTGACATCTCACTAAGTCGTGCGCCTGGAATGTTTCATCTTCATCCTCAAATTCAAGAATCCAAGATTGCAAATCAGAAGTCTCAGTAACTGCACTGACTTTCCCGTTCGCTTGGCTTATAACAAGAGCACCATTTATTGAACGTACTTTCTGTATAAGCAACTCAAATACATTCATAACTTTCCTCACATCTAGAATATCACATTCTATATGCCAGTTGCCATACTCGTCTTTATATATTTTAAAGCCTTCGCCTGTGAATCCCGGAACAAACTTCGGAGAAGAGATGTATTCTTTCAATATAGCTGCGGCAGCATTTAATATGCCCTCCTCATATAGAGAAGCAGTAGGCTTTCCTTCGGATTCATTCCAACCGATTTCTATACCTTTACGAAAGGCCTGTTTGTAGAAGGTAACATCCTCTTGGTCTTTCCGAAAAAATGTTTTCAAAGACCGAAGGGAAGATAAAGCATTACGGTCAGTAAGCCTCGTTTTATCGTATCGTCCGACAATATAAACACTTCCGGTACTGGAACCAGTAAAAGCCTCTCCTTTATATGTCAATGCTTCGACTTTACTTTCAATCTCTCCGATACGAGAATATTTAGTCGATTGTCCCACCGTATAAGTCACTTCATACTTCTTATCCAGTGCCTTTTCAAAGCCATATATACGAGATTGCCGGCTCTTTATTGCATAAGCCGGATTGATAATATTGACACGATCCCCTATCTCCAAATCGATAACGCGTCCTCCATCGAATCCACCCACTTTTATCGGGTCCATGACGCATGTATAGACAGACGGGTCTATTTTACTCTTCTCTACGTAGCTTTTTGTCTTTTCAAGCAATTCCTTTTCGGCATCAGGAATCATGGACACAGAAACAAATTTTGTATCATATCCATACAAGACATAAGTGTTCCCATTCTCAGGGATTAACGGGGCAGACGGAAGCTCGCGGCCGTAATCTTCATTCCTTACGATCTCCCATAACTGGGCAGCGGAGTTCCATGATCCATCACTGTTCTTTTCATCCGCAGCACCCGGATTAAAGGTAACAGCAAAGTCCATACCGTTTAAAGGACCTGACTGAAATACAATTCTTAACTCCTGACCGGGGATAATATACTCTTTTGAAAAAGTTATGCCGGAATCCCTGAAACGGTAGGCATTCCATTTGACTTCTGTTGTGGTACCATCTTCATTCTCAATCTTGTCTGTGTATTCCTTAGTGGTCACGTCTGACATGGTACCTATACGTTTGGGGTACACGTCCTCAAATACAACGACTTCTTCAACAGCTTCTTCCGTAGACATATCCGGAAAAGCGTCAACATAAGGAGTACCCTCGGGAAGCATCAATCTTCTTTGGACTACTCCGTCGACCACAACACCGGTTATATCCGGACGATAATTAGTAGGAAGGTTACGGGTAGAACCGAAAGCATAAACACGGGTAGCATAATTATCGTTGCTTTCAGAACGAGACATTTCGGAAACAAGCCCATTCAGTTCAAAATCTACCGCTGTGTTATATTCACATCTGCCCAAATGAATCACATTATCAACGATCCACCATTCAGCGTCCCATGTTTCCGCTATTTTGGTCAACGCGTCAATGATATTCGTATTATCGTATTGTACCAGCTTAGCAGACTTCTCTACTGTGCTATCAATAGAAAAAGTGTATTCTACTCCTGAGTTGTATGTGTAACCTAAAGACTTTAAGTTAGAGACCACTATCGATAGATGTGCATCCGGAGTACGGGTAAGATTCCATGAAGCTTCGCGGTTACCACCTTGACGATCATAGAACAAGATCTTATTCTTCCACTTATAGTATTCCGCGTCAAGCCGGAGTTCATAATCATAGCCTCCTGTTGAAGTGTTGTACTTCGGGAATACAAGATCAACGATCTCAAATCGTCCGAATTCTGTTTCACAATAATCTCCCTTCTCAAAAAGAACCGGTTGGTCGACATTGAAATGAAGAAGGATATAATCTTCTTTCATCAAAGTCTTACGGTATACAGAACCGGTATTCTCTACGAAAGAGAAACGTATTTTGCCAGTTATGTCTTTAATGCTAATCATATTGGTTTTTGTGCGCCTTCACACAATGCTTTTATTGAATGCAAATATAACAAAAGTGACATTGAAACAATCACTTTATAATTAAAATTATGTTATAGCCCTATCTGTCGGATTAGGTTCTACTAATTTCAACGAAAATTTAGCGATTTCTCTCATAAACTGTGTGAACTGATTACATGACAAATAAATAGTTTTATATACAATATTGGGCTGATATTTGCTTTTGATATGCAATACCCCAGTAGCAAGTTCTTCACAAAAAGAGTTGTACCGTGAAAAAAATTGCTCTTCATTTTTAGCTGTAAGATTAAATGTCAATGTAATATTCCGTTCATCAATTTTAGGATTTGATGTTATGACCCTCTTGCCGTGCTCCAAACGAGATTTGTTTTCTATAAAATCTTTCATTGGAGGTGGCGTCATCAATGATGATAAAGAAGAAGTATCCATACTTATACCCCATGTAGTATAAGCGTCTTTATTATTTATATAAAATTCTCCCGCTGCCATATTATAGTCTATCATTAAAAACAGTAATCATCCTATCAAATTTATCTCCAAAACCAAGCATCAGCTTTGTGTGTTTCACAATATCTTCTAAATAGCCATTCGTAATTACGTGTTGGCTAAGGATATTACTCAAGGTAACATTCCCTTCTGTTGAGATTGAAATTAAAGAGTTAACTCCAACAACAACATTTATCATTTGATTCTTAATCTCTTCCCCTGCCATCTGCAAAGCTGTGAAACGTCCGTTCAGTTCTTCTGCTGTATTCTGGGACATTCCTTCAAACCCTCGTTTTGTAGAATCTTGAGAAGCGGAAGTATCGGAACTCCAACCAAGCAAATCCTTTAATTCATCACGTTCTTTAATGGCATCATTAACAATACTATTCCACTGTTCCTGCAGCTTCTTATATTCATCACTAGAGATGCCGCCTTTATCTTCATTAGCCGAAGCAAACGCATCATACCATTCTTGTAACCGTTTTTCATATGTCTTTCCTAACATAGTAGAAAGGATAGCTTTTTGCATATAAGAAGTGAAATCATCAGCGAAATCCTTAGCCGAACTATCCATATTCATCAAAGTGTCTACAAAACTGTCAAACACGCTATCAAACGATACTTGAGTAAGCTGTTCTTTGACTTGATTCTGTATATCCTCTAATTTTTCGGAACCATTCACAATATCTTGTATATACTTTATAAAGTCTTCGTTGACAGTATTGAGGACAGAGACTAGCTTAGGGTCGGCAAGCACTTCTTTTAGTTGTTCTGCAGAAAGATTAAGCAATGACTCTGCATTCGTGACAGATTCACCGACAGCACCGGATATCCTATCCCAATCCTTTTTACTAAGTCTTTTTTCTATTCGTTTGCCTAAAGAACTTGATCCAATACTTGAGCCGCTTTGCCTTAATTCATTCAGAAGTTCATAATATCTCTGGGTCTGCTGCTTTATCAGGGTTTCGGCCTCTTTCCCAACTTTATACGCTTCATCCCCATAAGACATATCAATATACTCTTTCTTCTTATTAATTAGTTCATCCCACACAGAATTAAGGACTTCGTACTGGGACTTCATTTCATTGTAGCGGGAATAATCAGCACCAAACAAACCATCCAAGGCCTTTACAACAGATGAAATACCAGATACTGCGCTCATGGCACCACCTACAATATCACCAGACATTATCTGTCCAACCCCCATAGCTGTTTGGCCAACTCCACCTAACGCATCAGAAATACCAGCTATTTTATTACCAAGATCGTCGTTGCCAAATATTGTACCAAGATCCTGACCAAACTGAGATATAGCAGGAGTAAATTGAACAATAGCACTTCCGATCCCTGCAATTCCTCGAGCAATATTTTCCTTACCTCCTTTCGCTATTTCACCTGCCGCTTCCTTTACTTGCTTTTTGAAAAGTGCAAAAGGACTCTTTGCCCCAAGTTCCTCTTTTAAACGCCCAATGGCATTTCTTAGTGCCTCTGTTTGCTCGGTTGAAAGTTCCAAATTTTGAAGAGTATTGTCAGTTATACCAAGACCTAAAATATCCTTCTTTGAAACTGTCTTTCCACCAATTTGAGCATTTCCCTGTTCATCCTTAACGGCAGCGAGGTATTGCATCAATAATTCGGCTTTTTCAATGATGGTCTGAATCTCGTTCACACTCTTTTGGGAAGCATCAGCAAAGAGTTGTCCCATTAAAGTCGTACTATTCTTCACAGAGTTGTCAAAATCATCAAGCGCATTAGCTTTCTCTTTCATCAAGATAGCTACATCGCCTGCCGTTCCTGCCTCCTTTATGGCCTTATCATATTTCTCAATAATGGCCAGCCTTTTCTGTTGATAGTTGCCAAACTTAATAAGATATTCGTTCCAGGACTCCTCCTGTTCGCGTATCTTATCATCAAGTTGCTTTTTAGACGTGTTCCCTATAATGGTATCCCAGATAGAGCTAATCTTCCCTGTATCCACCTTAGAAGAATCAAAAGTCTTTTTCTGATATTTGTTATTCTCTTTGGCCTTCAACTCTTCCTGAGCATCAAAAATCTCTTTCTCAGCTTGAATTACAGCCTGGATCATATCTTCTTTTTGTCTTTCCAGTGATTGGATCTCTTTCCGGTTATCCAATTCAATCTGCATACGTTTTTTCTCAGATCCATCAGCCATGGCATTGATCTCAGACTGTGAGATTTCCATTTCCATATCTTCAGCCTGCCTTTTACGCTGGATTGCCTGTTTGCGTTCTATTTCAGAGATCTTATCATTCTGGGAACGAATGCCTTCTTGCTGTTTGCGAAGTTTTTCAGCAGCAGATTCCTGTTTGGAAGAGGTGTCATAAACCTTCAGTTCTTTTTCAGCCTCCTTTAGCTTTTTAACATTATCCTTGTAACTCTTTACAACAGCAGTATCTATACCTTTAAAGTTACCAGCGTCCAACAATCTCTTTTGAGAAGATGCAATAGATTCTAAGGCATTTTCAGCTTCTTTTTTTTGATTCTCCCAATATTCTTTGTCTTGTACAGTTGGAGCATTTTTAGCTTTTTTCGATTCTTCTTTGGCTTCCTCAAAAGCCTTAAGGGCCTCTTGATATATTTCCAATTCTTTTTCAGCAGCAGCTAAATCTTCCTTTAATGCCCCAGTATATCCACTAGCATTTTGAGTTTTTATTAAGCTACTCCTTAGCCCCTGTATTTTTTGTTGAGACATTACAACCTTTGTTTTTAACCCAATACGTTGCTGTCTTAGAAGTTCATCAGTCTCAAGTTTTATAAGTTCAGCATTTGTTTTCCGTTTAGCTGCTTCCCAATCCATATCTTTAAAAACTTCTGGCATTAAACGCTGAAGTTTACGATATGCAATGAAACGCTCTTCTATAGATTTAGATTCATCACTTAAAATATTAGAGAGTTGACTTGCTTTATTTTTCAACTCTTCATAATGATTATTTTGTGCCTCAAGTGCATCGTTAGTTTTACGGATTGCTTGTTCCGTATCACTTTCTGCTGTAGCAAATTTATATATACCATAAACCAATCCTGCAATAGATGCAGCAACCAATATATAAGGATTTTTAAGCATGGATAAATTTAAGGCATCTTGAGCTTTCTTCGTAAGCACTAACCACCCATAATGAATAGCCTCTTTCGCTGTTAAAGCAGTTATGCCGGAGGCTTGCAAAGCCTGCAATGCAGTGGTAGCCATAAGGGCTGTACGGTATACCCCATAAGTTCCTACTATTTCTAATAAAAGAGCTCCTACCTTTTCGTAGTTTTCAACCAGATAAGAAACCCCAGACAAAGCATCATTGATAATACCTTCATTGGCTTTACCAATTTCATTAAACATAGTAGCAATTGCATCTTCAATATTTGAAATCTGACCAGTAATCGTTTTAGATTGTTCCTGCATCAAGTTGAAAAACATTCCACCTTCATTTGTAAGATTCTGGATAACTTTCTGCACTTCAGGAAAACCAACCTTCCCTGCTTCAACCAAACCTTTTACTTCCCCTTCAGCGACACCAAATACTTTTGCTAATTCGCGAATCATAGGGATACCACGGCCAGTAAATTGGTTTAAATCCGCCGTGTATAACCGTCCTTGCGTCATGGTAGTACCGTACAAATACACAATATCACCAAGCGGCTGAGAAAGACCTGCTGCTATATTCCCAAGACGTATCAAATCATCATTGACATTCTCAACGTTTTCTCCGTAAGCAAGAAGCTGTTTGGCTCCATTTGCAACTCCTTGCAAATCAAATGGTGTAGTAGCAGCTGTTTTGACCAACTGTTGCATAAGAGCGTTAGCTTTATCTTCGCTACCAAGCATTGTTCTAAATGCGACTTCTAGCTGTTGGAATTCTCCGCGAACCTTCGCAATATTTGAGATTAATTCTTTAGCGGTAAAACCTGCTCCAAAGGCGGCAGCAGCTTTAGTCATACGGTTAAATAAATCTTCTATACCTAACCCACTTTGTTCTATTTGTCGGGATGTGTTTTTTACTCCATTTTCACACTCATGAAGTTTACGTATAAAGTTGGAGTTGTCACCGGTTATGTCGAAGTGTAATCCAGCCATAAGTCTTTTCGATAGAAATAGTTCCGTGCAACATCACACGGCATTGCAAAGATAATAAAAGTGACGTATTAAATGCCACATACATAGCAAAAACATATTTAATAGATTATTTTTTTATCTTTAATTTTGTTTATATTGTTATATAAAATATATTTGTGCATATATTATTATACAACAATAAAAGCATGGACTTTAAAGATCAAATCTTACAACTTGCAGAACGTATCCAAAAGCAAAAGGATAGTATAGCTACAGAAGAGGCTACGAAAACAGCATTTATTATGCCTATGATCGCTGCTTTAGGCTACGATGTATTTAATCCTTTTGAAGTCATTCCAGAACTTGATTGCGACCTTATAAAGAAAAAGGGAGAAAAGATTGACTACGCCATAATGAAGGACGAAAGCCCAATAATACTCATAGAATGCAAACACTGCAAACAGGACTTAAACTTGCATGACACGCAACTACAGAAGTATTTTGTTGCATCAAAAGCACGATTTGGAGTACTTACCAATGGGATAGAATACCGCTTTTATACAGACTTGGAGAAAATCAACATCATGGATGAAAAGCCGTTTCTTATTGTGGATATGCTTGAGTTATCAGATGCGGATATAGAACAGCTAAAAAAGTTTCATAAATCATATTACAACGAAGAGGATGTTCTAAGTACGGCAAATGAACTTAAATATACAACGGAGATAAAGTCTATACTAAACAACGAGTTTTCATCGCCAACACCTGAATTTGTACGATTCTTCGCCCGCCAAGCATACACTTCCGGGCAAATCACATCCAAGGTTATAGATATGTTCACTCCACTTGTAAAGAAATCCATCTCATCAATTATCAATGACATCATTTCAGATAGGCTAAACACAGCCATAAAGAATGGTGAGCAGACATCTGATCCACTCCATATGTCAGACAATACATCCATAAATACTTCCACAGAAAATACAGAAGAGAAACTCCCGGACGGAGTTGTATATATGGACAAAGAATCCGGCATTGTGACAACACAAGAAGAATTGGATGCCTACAATATCGTGAGGAGCATCTTAAGAAAAAGTATAGATGCCACACGTATAACTTACAAAGACTATAAAACATATTTCGTTGTCAATCTTGATAATAGTGAGTGGTTCTGGATATGCCGTATTTCCATAGGTACGAGAAAGAAGCGAATAGGAATACCAGTAGATAAATATAAAAGCTGTGAATGGATTCAGATTGATAACATAGATGATATATTCAAATATGCGGATAAATTGGAAGAAGCACTTAAAATGGCAATCAGAGAATAATCATTAAATACATACATCATGAAGAAAATTTTATTTTTATTGGGTGTTTTATGCTTATATACATCTATAAATGCCCAAGTAATGAGAACAGAAGCGTTAGAAGAGTACGCCAAAGAGAGATATGGCGAAAAGTGGACTGAAGCAGCAGCAACATTAGGTTCTCAACTCGCTCTTGACAAAAACAACTCTTTGACCTACACTCAGATTGTAGAATGTGGAGAATCCACAAAGGAACAGTTATATGTAATATTGAACTATTGGTTTACGTCAACGTTCAATGATGCAAACTCTGTCATAAAATTAAATGATAAAGATGAAGGAGTAATAATAGCAGAAGGATATGTGGCAGACATCGCAGGCCATATAGGAGGAATGAACGCTTATAATATTAGTATCCGTCCAGTCATAAAAGTAGATATAAAAGATAGAAAAATACGGGTTACTTACACCGTACAGTATTATGATGTAATAAAATCAGTTGGTGGCGGAATCATGGGAGCGATGAGTAGTACAGCACCTGTAAATGGGAATGAAAAATGGACTCTTGATAGTTGTTACCCTTTTGTGGGAAAAGACCAGCACAAGGCAAAAAAAACTTCATCAAAAGCATTAGTCATGACACATGCTTACTCTAATGTCATTTTGGACAAAATTGAAGAAGCTGTAAAAAATGGTATTGTCGGGAATGAAAACGATGATTGGTGATTATTTGTAATTGTCCTATTTTACCAATAAATAAATCACGAGGGTTACACAAAGCCTATCGTGATTTATTGCCCTTTATCTTTTAGACTGTTCTATTTATCGCGTTTAGCACTATTGAGTTTGAGGCTTCTTTATGTTTACCTACTTCTCCCACTGTTTCAAATCTTGAAAAGTTATTTTGACGATTCTTATTAAGCGGCTCTGTATTCACGATACATATTTGAAATAATAGCGTATATCTTATCCAAAATGTTATTCCTTTCCGCTATTTCGAGTTTTGTTTCTCCCTTGAACTTCTTCTTGTAGTTACCGATGGAAATGTGATACAGATAATATAGTTGCTCATATACTTTGTGCCACACGTCCTGCTGGCTGGTATTGGTAGCTGACGCGTATTGATTGACCAGCTTTCGGATCTTGTCACGAAGCGACAGTTCCGGCACTTTCTCGGATGAAACAGAAACAGCTAAAAGCAACTTGCCGTTTTCTTCCCTTTCCTGCTCTATCGCATCAAGACGCTTTTCAACATTTTCAAGTCGTTGTTCGTGTTCAAGATTTATATTTGCTTGCATTGCAAACATCTGTGCAGAGGTGAGCGGTTTTTGTTGCTCTTTTAGAGCTTTTTCCATTGCGTTGAAGGCTGCGATATAGTCTAGCTTGAATTTAAGGGCTTTCTTCCCAGTAAAACCCATCGCCAAAAGAGTAAATCCATCACGATTCATTATAAATCGTCTTGCAGATTTTACACCTCCATTGGGCTGTGGAACATCTTCTGTATATTCCACAAACATGTTCCGAACTTTTGCGTTACATTCATTATCAGAGTTTTGCAATAAATTATCTATTGCTCTAACTACATCGTTTGGTTCTTTTTTAAACTTCTCAGCCACCAAAAGGCTGCTTGTTAAAACTTGGTCATTCTGACCTTTGAAAACAAGTTCATTCATAAACTATAATTTAAAGTTATATTGTTCTTTTAAATGTGATGCAATCGGTTATTCTTATTAAGTTTACCATAATGAATGGCTCTAATATGATTAATAATATCATTTAAGGCTTCTGAATTAATAACTTGCTCATTAGTAACTCTTATGGTTGTTATCCCCTTTTTAAGAGATAGGTAGTCCCTCTGTTTATCGTAATCTTTATTTAGAGAATGGTATCCTCCGTCAATTTCAATGGCAATTTTAGATGTCTTTATATAGATGTCATAGAAATAAATATGATTACCAATAGTTATTGATTTTTGCCTAATACATTTATTTTTTATACACTTTGGCAAATTGTTATAAAGGATAGATTCTTCTTTTGTTGAATGGGCTAATAAGTTTTCCCTATTTTTATCTATCCATTTATTTCTTTTATCTTTTACTGATTTAGCCCATACTTTTAATTCATTTCTCATGTTATCATATTTACAATATATACCGTACCCTATCCCTCACCTACCTAAGAGTCTTATCTCTTAACTTGTATCTCGGTCTCTTGTCAAAGTGGTAAAATCTTTGTGAGTCGCCTGTCGTTGGTACGTGGAACGGAGCAGGACATTACAAGAGTTATAATCAACATAAGAGCCATTTTATCTCTCCGCTGTCAAAGTTCGGAACGGTTGGCACTGATAGAACCGATTGTATAACTGGCTTTAAATAGAAAGCCCCGTAATAGGTACGAGCTACTACGAGGCTATTCATATATAAACTCCATACAGGAGAATACTGAATCAATGTCTGGTAACATCTCGTACTTGTTACAGATGCAAATATAGATATATTTATCTGTATTCGATACAAAACAGATAATAATTAAGATATTTTAAAAATCACGTAGTGTTCACGTAGTGATCACGGAATAATCAGTGATTAATTACGGAATAATACCGTATTATTTCGGAAGAAACTGGGGTTATTTCCGAAGAAACCCAGTTATTGCATACATTTATGTTGAATCAATCCCATTTCATTGCCTTAATCCTTGCCATATTTGCCGGATCATCAGCATTTATCACGTTGCGGTCTTTAGGTATATTAACTCGCTTACGTTCTTCGTCAGACAAATAGATAGACGTTATAGAATCGGCAAGAAGTAGTTGCAGATTGGCATAGCTTATTCCCCATACAACATATTCAAAAGTCCAGCCATAACGTTCACAAGCAGAACTTATTAGTGTACCGTATATACTTTTTCCACCGAAAACGAAAGAATTATTGTCTCTTTTAGCCTTCATCGCCTTTTCTTGCCACTCTTTTTCTTTGTCAATGCCTAAATGCTTAGTAAATTGAGATATATCCCCTTCGGAAAGGACCATCACAAGCAGTTGTGCCAAACTTTCATTATCAAGTTCTTTAATAAAAAAATCACATCTTTCCTGAATCACATCATTATCAAACAAATCTTTTTTCTTATTAATTGTGTGATAGGATAATATACGGCATACAATATTTTTCTTGTCTTGGCATAGCCTTAAAGCCTCCATGTATGGATTAGCGTGTACTATTTTTAGATTTATATTCAAGGAAGACATAAGGCGTGAAATAAGATATGTTTTACCAAGAGTAATAGGATAAAGATAGAACTTTCTTTTACCCACTTTAAATCCTCTCGGAACGCTCATTATTATATCAGCAATATCCGCGTCTATATCTTTTATAGTTTCTTTCATCATCAATTATTTTTTATCGGCTATCTTCACAGACAACCGACATTAAATTATGAACAACAAATCAGATTCTCAAAAAACAGAGCGGAGATACGGACTTGAACCGTAACCTGATATCTGGATGATATATATGCAACCATTACACCATCTCCGCAAAACACGTGGGTACTACGCCCCCACGCTCGGCATTACCTATCAAAACTTAACCTCCTATACCAGGATTAGGAGCTACTTCAAACTTATCCCCATCTCCGGATTCATCTTCTGGATCACATTCAATTTTAGTTGGTGTACCAGTGTTCGGAGTGACAATAATTTTACCCCATTGAATTTGCTTTTTGTCGGAACCAGGTTTTAATGCATCAAACATATACGCCCAAACACCACCATCTGCCGTAGTAAATGTATCTTCAACAGAAACAGTAGTCTTTTCCATACAGAAACCTTGAACTTCCGGATCCTCCGGCTGTAACGCAATAGCGTAATTGTGAGCAACTACACCATCACTATCACTAATAGGTCTTTTGCGTCCCTTTGCGGCACGAATGTTGAGAGCAAGAGCATAAGTATTTTTGCCATACTTTACGTCTTCGTTTTCCCCACCTTCAATCTTGGCTTCCTGTTTATCTCCTTTGGTTGTTGTCAATTGTGTAGAATCCTCTACAGGAGTCGGAAGCTCTTCCCACTTTGGAGAACTTGCATCCAAATCTTTAATAAATATACGTGGTTTCCCCCACCCGATTACTGCCATAATTCTATATCATTTAATATAGTTAATAATTATTCGTTATTTATCTCAATATACAGTTTGTTATTAATGAAATGTTCGGTATGTCCATCTTCAAAGGTCACTCCTGTTGGAATGGTTTTCTGAGAACATTGCTTAGGTACCGTATGATACTCTTCCTCTCGTATGGAGAAAAGGAACTTACATAATTCGCATAATTTGCCTACACGGACTGTATTTCGTTCCCATTGTTTCGTATCTTCATTCCATTGGTCACTAACGTAAACATTGATATTCACATAAGCCCGTTGAATTTGACCGCACCCCTCATTAGCAAGTACTGATATGACAATATCTTCCTTGTCTGATTTGTTAGGTCTACCTCTATCACTCAATTTTCCAGTAACATTTTGTTCAAGAGCTGTACCTTTAATCTTGTGATAGACAAACTTCTGTATTTCAATGTCCGATTTCATCTAGCAATCTGTTTTTTCAGTTTTTCAAGCATCTTAGGGACCTGTTCTATAGCCCATAGCTCCGTTGATGCTAATACATCCTTGTTATCCATCGCTTCTACATATTCAGCATAATTCATTCCGGCAACAATAACAAGAACATAGTCATTGGAATATCTTCTAGCCAGTTCTTCTGCCAGGTCTTTACCGACTTTTACACCTTGTGAACCCTGCTTCACCTGATTAAAGTCCGAGTATTGGATAATACTGCCATTACGGGCTATTACATAGCCAACTGAACTACGCAAATTACCAGACTGATCATACCAACTTTTATCACCACCTCTATCACGTACCCTGATAACACATTGTTCTCCAAGATACGACAAAGCGCGTATTGTTAGCCTTTCAACCCGTTGTGCCTCCCTCATAAGTGTATTATGAATTTCATCAAGTTTGGTAGCCATTCTTATACCCATATCCTAAACCCAAATTTTACACTGAAGCTGGTAACGATGAAAACCTTTCACTTCAAATTCTCTTTCAATTTCTCCGATAAGATCAATCTTAACCCTGTCTCCAATAGTAAACGTACGACAATCACTTGGAAGATAAACCGTGTATGAATAGCTTCTTACAACACCATCCTCAAACTCTCTTTGTTCCGCTTTTCCAGCAGGTACGGCATCACAAGGTATCACGCCTTTCCATTCAGAGGAACCGGGATGATAATCTCCGTTTTCATCCTCGTATCCTGAAGCAGATACAAGGTATTGCAAACGATGTGGATTTCTACTCAAAATAGCCATACTACGACAAACAATCACCTACATATACCGTTGGTTTTGCCTCCAGTTCTACTAAAGGTTCACCAATAGTCTTGTAAATGGAGTTAACACGTAAAAGTATCCGTTCTTTATCTTTATCAGATAAAGACCCGAAGGACTTGTCTGCTTCAGAGAAATTGATAGCCTGGACCAAAGACCAAAGACAATCAGCTAAAGCTCCCTGGTATTCGTTAGAATGATCTATATCATAACCAAACTCATCATCAGCATTGAGTTTACGTTTAATCATAACATTCTCTACAAAACCGATAGAAATCGGATAGTGTACTTCGTCTATGAGAGCTTGCTGGATTGTCTTCATGGTTTATACTGATTTATGGGATTCAACTGCTTTTTTCAGCGATGATTCGTCTGCATCACTCAATCTGTTGACTGCTGCGATAAGCTTATCATCGGAAACGGTGGAAGTCAAGTTTTTACCAGCGATTTTATTGTATTCTGTCACAAATTCTGGCTTCTTGTAAGTTACTCCCCAAATCGTAATCTTTACATCAGTAGAATCCTCAGATTCTTTCGTTGTATCTACTGTTTGAGCTTCCAGAATATCCAATGAATAAATCTGGTCTACATTCTCAATAACCGGCAAACAAAGAGCCTGCCCATTCGTAAATTCCTGCAACGGGTCTGTTTTGGAGTAACGGCTAATCAGCTTATATTCATCAACAATGGTATATTCTACTCCCTTGACAGGGTTAGTAGATTCAGCCAAAGTTCCCCATACAAAAGAACCTACATTGTCAGCAGAAGGAAGGAATATAAGTTTATTTGCGTTCCACGGCTTATAAGAAACTCTTTTACCATTCTTTTCATAAGTGACAGAACGATCAATCTTAAAGAATGAAATGCCATTATATTGATCAGAAAATGCTTCATCAAACAACGTAGAAGTGGGAACAGGCAACTTTGTTTCATTATCAAAGGTTTGCCCTCGATAACTTGCCACCAATTCCTTAGCCCATTGAGATTGACGCATTTTGTTATAGGTAGACAACGCTAACATGATAACAGAAATGCTATTCCCGTCATCGTTGGCTTTACCTATAACTCTTTCAATATCATCCCCTGTTACTTCTCCGGTAGTAACAACACCAAAACTATGTTCTGGCAAATAACCATAATTTACACGAAGTCCGAGACCGGAATTTTTATCATCATCACCTTCAACAATAATAACCCCATCAGACAGCCCAGTAAGGAAATTAGCTTCATTCCTTTCATCAATACCAACAGAACATGCGGTTCCGTCATCAGTTAATCGAGAAAAGATTCTGTTTTTGAGAGATTTTTGCGCTTCCTCTGTAGTGGCATTAGACAAATGTGCTTTCATGATATTAATAGCGTTGATCTGAGTTTCTCTCAGAATCTTTTTAATACCAACTTTAGGCAATTCACCACTAGAACGTGCAATAGAGTCACGTTTCTTGGGAGACAAAGGAGAATCCATAGCTACCATATCCGCTGCTACATAAGTAGTGTTAGCAGAAGTACCTTCCCATTTCTGATCAGGAGAATATACTCTGGTAAGCATAGTTTTGTGAAGATAGGTCAAATTCTTATTTGTTCCATTGATCTTTTCTCTCACATACAGGCTCAATTTAGGCCATATTTTTTTTACAAATTCAATAAATAATGATTCATTCATCTTTCACCTCCTTTTTAATCGTGTAAAAAAGCCAATTGCGGCAATGCCGTTTTTAATGCAGCCTTAATGCTGTCAATAGGATAAGGACTCGCCACATCATTTACTTCACCAGCATACATAATACCAACGAATGGCTTGTCGGCAGGTTTTGAACAAACAACAACACCAACATATTCATGATTAGATGGCAATGATTCGTAAGCTGTGCCTGCTGAGTTAACAGGCATTGGCTTATAGGTATCGTTCTCTGTATCGCGGATAACAATATGACCGGCTTTAATTACAGACTGCTTAAATCCAGTCATGTCTAATGTCCGCCCATTCATAATTCCGCCCAAATAGTTACGAATAACAATCGAATCCATTCCGGTTAAAATCGTCTCCTGTTCGTTTACTAAATCAGCTTTTGCGCCCATTTTAATTTTACTTTTGATTAAAGGCCTTTAGCAATTGCTATAACCTCTTCATCGGTTAATACTTCATTTTTTTCTTGTTTCTTACTTCCTGCACCTGGAGGATTCCCCAAACTAGATAGTCCTGCGTCGGCACGTTCTTGGTTGTAAGATTTTAAATCTTCCTCAACTTCGGAATAGAATTCTTCAAACTCTTCATCATTTTCAAACTTCATTTTATTGAAGGATTTCAATGTGCGAGTTCCGAATGTACCAGCATCTTTTAAAAGGGTTTCAAGTTTCTCTCTACGTGTAGTGGTAACTTTTTCACCTTTCAATGCTGCGATTTCGTCATTCAGTGTTTGTACTGTCTGAACCAAACCTTTAGCCCATTCCGGAGCATCATCATTCTTTCCTTTGTTTTTGGGATTTTTGGTGTTTGAACCAGCTTGACGTCTTTGATTATCCGAAGCTCCGTCGTCGTCATCATCGTCATCGTTGTCGTCGTCATCTGTTTCAGGGTGATTTTTCTTCCATTCATCAAGCAAGCGATTGGCTTGTGACTGGCCGAAAGGTAAGTAACGTAATGCGGAGTCAATCTCTTTGTCAATTTCTGCATTTACGTCTTCATCTGAGGCATCATCTGCGGAAGTAAGGTTATCGGCAATCTTGGCAGCAATACCCTTTAATTCCCTTGAATTGAACCCGAATGCCTTCACTTTCGGTTTCAATCTCAACAATACTTGTTGTTTTCTGTCCATTGTATAATGTTTTAATTACAAAAATAGTCTGCGTAGCACGTATGCCAGCAGACTATTCGCTTAGAACTTTACTAAACATTAGAGCAATGAGTTTCGTTCAATCGTGCTAAATTGAAGCAAATCACAACACGACAAGTTCTGTGGCGTACATCTTCATACGCTTCTGACACAAAGGTAGCAAAAGTGACGTTTTAAACGCCACTTTTAATGTTAAACTATCATAATAAACGCACGGCACGAGAGTAATCTTGTACTTCGTGCCGTGAAACTGAATGTAATTGTACATCAGCGATTATTCTTTAAGATATTTATATGCTTTTATGTATTTGTTCAATCTGTAAAGATCCTTTTCTGTAAGTTCATTCAAACGTGTTATATCCATGTTGTCTTCTAAATCATGTAGTTTTACTTGTCTTCCTATAGGATTAAGCCTAGAGCGTTTTATGAAATCTTCATAGTTTTCATCCTCGTTGCGAGTGACAGAAAGTATAGCATCTACTATATTACGAGGAAACCCTTCCATAAGTAAATATTCAGCGGTAACTTCGGTATCTTCTATTGTATCGTGCAGCAAAGCAACAATCCTTTCGTCATCAGTAGAACATCTGTTTGAGACACGGATAGGATGGAAAATATAAGGTACCCCAGCTTTGTCAACTTGATAAAGATGCGCATCAGTTGCTATTTGAAGAGCTTTTTCTAATAAAGTACTAGTATTTGTCATATTCTGATTTTGAAATCTCTTTTCCTCCAAGAATTATATCACACACTGTATCATCGGATTGCGGAATTTCTATTTCATTACGTCCATGATGTTTTATATATGATTTTGTTTGGCCGTTATCGAAATATAAACGGATAACAGCTTCTTCAAAATCGTCAAGTAAATAAACCGTTTCGCCTGACTGTAATTTATTATATAATTCCTTCTGGTTCATTTTTATATGTAAAGATAGTGATTTTTATTGGAAATGACTATAATATTCGATTGATTTTTCAACTATTTTTTGCGCCTTTTTATCAGCTTTGTCTAATACTCGCCATTCTTCATAATATTTATGCCCCAGCCCCCCTTTCATACCTGTTTGATTTTGTATATCCTTCCAACGTTTTTCTCCAAGAATTCGTTTTGCGTCTTCCGGTTTTTCTTTGGCATAAATCATACGGTCTGTATTAACTTGAATCTCAGCAATTAATCCGTTAGATGTTTGAATATTAACTATATTGCCACTATATCCCATAAATGATTCCGGCTTTTGTCTTTTCAGTCGCACAAACGAATCGTTTTCAGATAGTTCGTTCAAGACTTGATCTATTTGTGATTTGGGAACTATGATTGTCGTCCTAACTGCGTCTTTTATATCGTATGGAGTTATACCCTCCGTTGTCGCTTTTCTTGTTATTGATGAAATGCTTTTGTAATTGATTGGAGTTACAAATCCTTTATTATTTTTAGCGATGGATTCTGCTAAACTTTGTACCTCCTTCCCAACTAAAGAAGCACGATTAACAAGCTCTTTAGCTGAATTTTCAGTATTTATATTCTGAACAATTGATTTGTTATCTCTCAAAAAATAAGGTAAGGTGTTTCTTTCCCGCGCTTTCTCAATCTTTTGTTGGTTGTCAAGTACCCATTTTTTAAATTCGTCAGGAACATCCTTTACTTCATTAATACTTTCTGTAGAAACATCGCTCAGTCCATCCCATTCCCAGAATTCTTCTTCTGTTTTGAGGATAGGGACTTTATAGCATAAGTCGTTCGGGTGCCATCCTGTCCAGCTGAAATCTTTAGGATATTTTCCGGCAAGTGTATCACAAATATCTCCATGTGGCATACGGTTGTGATGAGAGGAACTTAATTTAATTTCATATCCTACTACGAAATCCATTTGCTTCCAACGTTCATTTTCGGATGTTTGATAAGCCATGTTTATCTCCGAACGGGCTAGGCAGATAGATCTGTATTCACAATCTTGTATATGTTCAGCACTTCCGTATCTGTCTTTATAATCTTTTTGCAGTGATGGAAAATCAAGTAAGTATTGAGATATTTGCTTACTCAACGTAACAGCGCTGGTTCCTTTTTGAATAGCGCATGAGATCGCAGCCTCCAATTCCTCTTTGTAGATCATAGATTGCTGCCAGAGTTTTGCCGATATATTGAATCCTTTATCCTTCCGGTTTTGAAATGCTTTCAGAGCATCAGAATTTACTTGATACAAAACTTTATATTTCTCTCTATCAACTTGTGCGTTATATGCTTTTAATACTCTGTTTGCTATCAAATCCTGTGCTTCATTACTATTTTTCCATTCTTCGGTCGTACCACGATAGATAATTGCGTTTATATCTTCTACGAAATGCCTTTGTATGTCGTCAATTTGTTTTTTAGTTTGAGGGTAATCGGACCATTTAAACGGTTTATTGCTATCAGAGGAATATTCCGTACGTGAAACAGCTTTGGCGGCGTCCAAATTCAGTGTGTCGTATATCTGCTCAACAAGAACGACATACCTATTTATCCGACTGTTAAGTTCTTGATACTTCTTTTTCTGATTTGGAATTTTAGGTTTTGCCATATTGTCCTATTTTTAATATTACGCTATAAGTTGTCAGAAAAATCACGGGGGGGTTAGACTAATAATTATGGCATATTTTTAAGATCCTATTCTTTCTTCTTAAACTTATCACATATATTACGATTCAAAAATTTAGTCCATTTAGATAGCCGACATCGACACATAAACAATTCACCTTTACTATTTTTCTCATGCCAATCGTAGCTATGTACACAATCTCGACAATGATATTTAGACTGAATCATTACCTCCTTTGCCATCTACGCAGTTTTTCTTGCTTTTTATCAATTTCTGGATACAAATGATGCTTCACTATAACTTTACCGCAGATATGGCAATCTCGTACAACATATTCTACCGTAATAATTCTTGTATGCTTCTTCATATTATTCCTCCTCAATCCTATCAGGTGCCGGCATTTCCAATAACCGAATAGCTTTAATTGTCTCCTTACCCTCTAATATAGCTTTGCATAAACGATGATAGCCATCAGCAATTTGGCCAACTTCATCTAATATGATAGGATAATCAAGCGAACAGTTACGAACCCGCTTGCATTGGAATATGAAACTATGAAGTTGGCTGCATTCAAATGCTTCAGTAGTCAAATCAATGCACCAAAGTGGCATATCCATAACTGGATACTCTTTTGCCTTAGCAAAATCGTATAACGTTTGGGCATTCCATATTTTGTTACCTCTATGATATTCGCTTTCGGCAAACGTCATTTCATCTATTGGAACTTTCATGTGATTCTTTTTTGATATAGACTTTGATTTCACCGGTAACATGAAGTTCGTCACCAACCTTTTCAACGGAGTATTCAACCAACCCTCTTTGGTTGATAGAGTTGTTGATTGACTGGCGCACTTCGTTCTTAAGTTCTCTGATAAGCATTTCATCGGCTTTGCGATTAGACCAACCTTCATCTAATTTCATCTTTTTGCGATAGTTCTTGATTTCTTTCTTGGTCCGTGCAAGACATATGCCTAGCTTCTTTGCTTCGTAGTTATCAACTCGTTCAATACTACTCAGTCTTTCTTGTGGGTTGATCTTCGATGCTAATCTAATAAGCCAGTTTGATATTTTTTTCTTCATGATTTTAAGTTTTAAGCCAGCAGCATAAACAGATGCCTACGCTGCCTTTAACTTTTCTACAACTTGACAGATAGGTTATTGTACAATCTCCCAATCTTCGGCAAATACATCACTGATAGACGGAACCCATGAATCAGCACGACCAGTATTTTCGTTGTAGATAAGACACTGGCTTGTATAGTCTATGAAGCCCTTGCCTTTCAGAATAAGGTCTTTTGCTGATTGCGGAAGTGATTGCATCTTGGGGATAATACCACTTTCGATATGCGCTGGTATTTGTTTGAATACCATCAGACCTTTACCGTTCCAGCCTTTTCTACGGATGGCAAAACCGAACTTCAACGCTTCGATTGCATCTCCAAAGGACATTCTTGGAAGTGTTGTAATGCTTGTTTCTCCTTTAGCTATGGACATTCTTTGTTCAATAATACTTCCATATCTATTCATCACATTTCGTTGCAATGATAACAGAAATGCCGGATAATCCTCTTGTACAATTTCACGGAACTTATCCGAATCTACAAACTTTTCGCACTTGTCATACTTTTCTACAAGATCATCATGCTCAATCTGCAAACGGTCAAGGAAAGTGTCAGCGCATTTATATGCTTCCTCAAACGGTTCGGCAGGAGACCAGCTTTCGTAACCGTCCTTGTACCTTACACGATACCCATTTTTGTCCTTTTCGGATTCGGTGGGTACTCTGCCTACTTGCAATAAACCTTTTTCAAATGCTTCACCCATTGTTATAGGTTCCGCTTCAATTTGTTTTGTTCCAATGTACTTTTTCATCTTTATATTATTTAAAATTATATGTTTATGCTGGATTATATGTACCAGAAATAGGCGCTGTACTTTCATCATCTAAATGCGCCGTACCTGAAATAGACGTTCCGGTAATACTCAATTCAATGGACATAATTTTTGCGCCAGTCGCACCTTTTTCTCCATCACTGCCATTTGTCCCATTATCCCCCTTGGTCCCTTTTAGATTTTTAAAGTCAAACTGTAATTTACCATCTTCTGTAGAAACGTTCACAGATGGAATACCAGTATTATTATCAATAGTCGCTTCTACTTCTGTAATAGAAGAACTGCTACCGTTTGGTTGTTGTATGACAATCATTTTGGCGGCTTTTACTTCCGTCTTACTAATAATACGTATCATCATTCCAATAGGTATATCCAAATCAAATATCCTCTTTCTACAATCAAAATCCAACTTATCGTATGAGCTTGGCTCCATATCTGACATGTAACGATAAAAGATCAAATTATCTAACGTATTATTCTCAATCTGAATTACACACTTACCTTTTGATGCAAAATCAGCTACATACAGACCTTCTTTTTCGTTAAATTCAATATTTTCCATATCAACAACTATTTAATTTGTATTTATATAGATATTTTTAATCAATTCTTTTACAAAACTTTTATATACGAGATACTATTCCCTTATAGCATTTACACAAAGGCAGCAATGCTACAATCCTTCATCTTCATAAAACATTTTTGCATTCATGATACCGACCTCACTTAGTATTTTTATAGAAAGTCCTTTTTGTACATCAAGCTCAAAAATTATATTATCATTGAATGAAACAGATGGGTATTGATACAATAGCGCATAATCCATTCCTTCCAACTTTGCGTATATACTAAGTATGCCACTTTTCTCTCTGTCTATCTGTATTACACATTTCCCAACAGAGGTAAATTCGCAGGAATATCCCTGTTTTTCTTTATTAAATTCTAGAGTATCCGTTTTTGCCATAATATTTATATTTTAGATTATTATTCTGATTGTTCGAATATATTGCTTATCCTGCTTTTGGAAGCCTCTGCATCTTCTTTTTGAATTTGGGAAAGAGTTTCTTGTGGATCAGCAGAGATACCTAAGTTCTTGATGGCTTCTAATTGGCTGACAACTGCCTTTCCACCACTTGCCGTAACCCACTTTTCTATTTCTGACTTTTCATCATTTTGAATAAACGGAGTTATGACATGCTCAACCTCAACATTATCTACTTCATCTTTCCAAGAAACATTCATCATTTTCAGGAAAGCTTTGATTACGCTACATTCACGTTCAAATGCCTCTATCCATGCACCACTTTCATCTCCAACCTTTAAATGAGCGTCAGTAAGTAAAGTCTGCCTTGCATCAAATCCGATATTACCGAGAGATTTCATGTTTTCAAAAGAGATATCTGGCATTTGTGATTGTGACCAAAACAATTTGACTAAAGTGTCAACATGGTATTTTAATGCCTCGATAGATTGTGCCCACGAAACATAGGCTACATCCCCATTTTGTTCTACGCGATAAACTCTACGACTTTCTCCTTTATTCTCACTACCCTTTATCCCACCAGCTATTTTTAGTATAGGAGCGGAATTATACGCGATTACATCGCTATTGCGTGAAAGGGTATATTCTATTTCTTTTCTGATATAGGAAAGCCCGTGATAAATAGGTACCGAACAATAGGCGTAGATTCCTGGTATTTTTAGAATAGCAACCGGTTCTGATTTGACTAATTCCCATCCGCTACCCTCCTGTTTCCACTTATAATGCATGTTTGCAGTATATGTCTCAAAAAAAGTAATTTGTTCATCTTTGACCTTTTTTGTGTATTCAAAAGACATTGCGATCATATCACCAAGTTCATCAAGTAAAGGATATAGTTTAACACCGTCCATTGGTGAGTAGGTCTTACATTTTAGTTTATATCTACTTGCAAAACCATATAGAGTATTGGGGCTCTCAACTGTGTACCAGATAGTGAACACTTCGCATGATGCAAAGTAAGCATTTCCTCGCTTAATATTCTCACTATCAATACGAGCATACTTGTATATTGCTTCAATCGTTTTTGCTATCTGTTGTCTGGTAGGATTGTCCTCTATATTGTGATATATACGTTTCACAGGAATGGAAAACATGAACTCTGTCATTCGCTTGGTAAGAAGCTTTTCAAGCCCGATGTAGATACGTGAAGCTTGCTCTACCGTACCGTCAGACCTTACCTTGTTTTGACGAGTAACAGTATCAGTAACTATGTCGTGCATCGTTGGTTCATAGTCTTTAATAAGTTTATCCCAGGAGGGGACACAGACTGATTTCTCTTTTAAGTCGTTGATAATATTATCAACAGGACGGGTACTGTCTAATATAGCGGTTATTTCATCCATGGGCATGTTCCGTACATCTTCATACGGTAATTAGTTGAACAACAATAAATACCTTCCAAAAGGAACCGGATAAAACAATACGTATACCCGAGAACGTGAAAGGATACGTTAGCATCAGATGCTATGGTGCAAATATAACAAAAGTGACATTCACTATGCCACTTTTAAACAAAAAAAATAATAATATTTATCTAATAACCTACCATTTTTACAGCTTCATACATATAATATGGAAAGTTAATGCCAGCAATTTCACCAGAATATCCACAACGCCATAATTCAGCTTGCCAATCCTGGATTTCATTACGTTCATCAATATTGTGCCTTTTCATCAAATCTCGCATAATGGCACAATCTTCGTACCTTTCCATAACTTTAGCAGAAGAATAAAGATTGAGTAAGACGTATTCTCCATAAAGAAGGAGTACTTTTTCAAATATATCAAGTCGATCTTGTGTCATATCTATTTTTAAAAGTCACACATTATAGTATATTTAGTTTGCAAAATCTTTAGGACTTTTTCTGTTACATGAATTATATCTTCATTATACCTTCTTACGTTTCTGCCATATCCTTTTATATCTTTGCTTATCTTCTGGCGAAGTGTAGCATTTTTAGGCAAACTGATTTCATAGAAACTGCCATCAATTGAAGTTATCAACATATCAGCTTGCTTCTTTTGATAATCCAGTTCAGTTTCTTTGTATTCACCTTTAGGAATGAAATTGGGATTGGGAACTAAATAGCCTTCTGCTACTACATTGCCATTTATATCATATACTTTCATAATCGTGTGTATTAAGCGTTAATACCAATTGATTTTCTCATAAAGTCACTTGCTTGCTCTACTGACATATTCAGCTTCTTTTGAATTAGGATAAGCATACAGCTAACCTGTTCTTTTGTATCTAAGTTACCTTGTACAAACTCTGACATGATGAACTTTTCTATTATTCTCTGTTGGATTGTTGTTGCTTTCATTGCTCTTGTCTTTTAATTGTTAGTATTATTGGTTTCTTTTTGTATTGTAAAGATAGTCATTATCAACGAGTTATCCAAACATTTGCACTTCTATTTTTACAACAAACCTCTCTAAATCAAAGATTTAACTTTTGACATAGAACAAAAATGGCACCGACTTTCACAAGCCAGTGCACATAAGAGCAATGAAAACACAAAAGAAGTGTTTTCGGTTACAAAGGTACTAAAAGAAACACAACTACAAAAAATCTTTGAGCAGCTCTTCATCGCTAATAAAGCTGTAATCCCTAGGATAAAATGTATTCGCTAATGCATCCATATAGTCAGGAGAACGCTTGATACGTTTTTTTATGTCTTCTTTAGCCTCAATGATAATCTTTCCATTACTGAGAAACTTCCATTTAGTTTCAGTCGCTTCTTCCATTAACTGGTCACATGGAGGTAAAGCTGCACCAAATCCATTTTTAGGATTGAGCCAGTCGCGCAAAGCCCAATACAAATATGCGCGCATATTGGCAAATTCATATTCTCCGGTAATATCATGCAATCCATCCGCACCTTCTGAATATTTACATGAAAAAGCATTTGTAAATTCTTCTTCTAACAAGCGGGAATAAACACCTGCCCCCTCTCCTATCGTATCAATAAATGCTTTAGCTCCCCTCTTCTTCAAATAGGGTATCGCCATACCGACTACATGCATATGGTCTGCTCGACCAGCGGATTGATGTACTTCAAATTGCGCCACATAGTTACCATATCGAGGACAAAGTACACTATTGTCGCGTCCCATACCAGCCACGTCAACACCTAACTTGCACGATTTGGATGGAATGAAGCCGCTTGCCTGTAATTCCTGCCAATTTCTGTTTGCTATTTCTATCCATTCATAAGGTATAAGTACATCCTCGGAAACTTTAGGGAACATACCTCTGACCTTGACACGGAAAAGATCATTTGGACGATATAACTTACCTTCCCATGTAAAATCTCCCTCTCCCTCATTGAAATCTGCTTTCTGTAACAGAGAACACCAATTCTCAACTTTATCCTTAACCCACTCGTAGTTTACCTGTCCTGGAATTACAGCTTTCTTAGATACCACATTCTTCGCATTAAGAGAATCCAAACGAAATTTTGCAAAACGCTCCGACTTCATAGCGCGTGCGGCATAACCGGTAGTAACATTCGGATTAAACACGATAAGCAAACGAGAATTACCTTGTAAGTTACCTTCAATGGCGTTATACGTTGATTCAGAAATACCAGAAGCTTCGGTAACAACAAACATCGTATTTACAGCGTGAAAACCGGACCATGCTTCGGTGTTATCATCACCCGCCTTAAACCCCGTCAGGAACCACTCTTCGTAATCAGTCTTTATACCTGACGACAACAATCTTCCCGGAAGGAAACCTGCATTCCTGTATAAACGTGAGATTTCCGGAATCATAATATTTTGTACTTGACGAGCGGTAGGCGCTGTCATAGCAATTTTAGTGTTTTTAGTCAACTTCCCATCTTTCCAACGAGGAGTAAGATACATGAAACACAAAGATGCACAAGCCGCCACGAAGTCCTTACCACGAGCTGTTCCCGATGCAACAGCTGTCATAGGATTGTACTGCACAGATGAAATAATATCCTGTTGCTCCTTATCCAAACGAGCTTTAAGAGCATCACGCACAAACCTATTCCAGTCTTCTGTCCATGATTTGATTTTCCGCAAAGATTTTTCATCTGCTATTGTCATTCTTCATCATCTGGCAATTCCTGCATAAGTTTTTCAAACGGGTTCACGTTCAAATCCTGTTCAATCTTCTCTACGTAGCCTCTATCACGAAGCTTAGTTTTACTTAGCCAAATAAGCATAGTATTGTCCTGTTCCGTAATAGCTTTTGTGAACATACACGTTTCTATTTTGTCTTTGAACGCTTCTTCAACCTCTTCCCATTTCGCTTTAAACTCGGGGTCATTTTCTCTCCATTTATAAGCAAGAGAACGACATATACTTGCGGCCTCGCATGCTTTCGTCACATTGAGAAGTCTTGCATCAAGGGCTTTTAGAAACAATGTTTTCTTTTGCCTTGTATTCAACCTGTATTTTCTATCTTTCTCCATCCGCATTACCCTCCAATACATTATTTACAATTTCCAACATTTTGCAAATACTCAAAGCCTGTGCCTTGATTTTATACTTAGCCTGTACTTTAGCCGATACTTCATTCAACCGGTGCATTGTATCCATATCTACCAAAGTAAGATTGCCAAGTTCTTTTTCAGAATAGCAATCCAATGTTTCCATCAGCTTATCGAATGCGGTTTTCTGAGTATCAACAAACATAAGAGTTACAGGAACGATTTCGTTATTCGGCATTTCAACCGTATAGTTAATGTCCTTCACACTTTCCAGAACTTCATTACTGATATGCGCATATTCTTTCAGTGCGACATCTGTTATTTCATCAAGCAATTGCTTCAAAATCTCCGCATCGTCTTGCCCAACTATACTGTTATGTGACAATTGTGTTGCCAGCAACCAATCGTTTGTAGTCTCCTCTTCATCTATGTACATAACATGGATGGAAGTAAGCCCAGCCATTTTTGCCGCTTGTGTTCGGTGATTACCACTCACCACCGTATAAGAGCCATCCGAATGCTTTACACAGAATGGTACAGACGATAATTGACCGTCTCTACGAATGTTATTCACTAAGGCATTAAACGTGTCCTGCTGCATGAAATGCGCATTTTTCTTGACCAGTTTAATGTCAGATAATTGCACTTCCGCTATCTTGAATTTTCCCATATATTATTCCTTTCTCGGCTCATCACCGTATTTTTTCACAAAATCTTTTAAAATATCATCTAAGTTGCCACGAATGCCTGCATCTTGTATGTAATGGAGTTTACCAACACAGCGTTCATGCAGTTTAAACACTCCCCGATACTTCATACTTACCGGTTTATCGGTAAATACAGAAGTAGCAATCACTCCACATTCATGTTTATATCTTATGTCCAATTCATCTTTGAACTCTGACGAAAGTACACCCATAATTAGCAATCTACTCAATTTGGGCAATGGATGGTCTATCACGAAATCCGACTTCATCCAAACTGCATCCATGCCGTATTTGCTTACCTTCAGGAAATCAAACATACAAGCCCCAAACACATAATCATCCAAGAACCATAAGTAACAGAATGGTGCAGAACCGAGGATAATTCCCTTTTTCAAGTAAATCATACGCAGATAATCAATCTCTGCCATAGAAGCACGTACAAACCGGAGTTTGCTTTTATCCGTAAGCATATAATCATCCGGAAGACGTTTATATTTTAAAGGAACGATAGTTCGCTTGTTAAAGCTACTATCTCCGCTTTCTACCACATTAGACCAAATATATGTGCGTTGGTCTTTGAATACCTCTCTTCTGCCCATAAATCCATGCTGCGAGAGAGCCATGTAATTAACTTGTTCTTCATCTATTTCTGCATATTTCGTTTTAGTTCGTTCTTGAGATCCAAAATCATCCAATAAGAAACGCTGTAATGCGTTGCTTGTGGCTTTCATACCGGAATGAAATTCATTCTGATAGATTAATATGTCATTCTCTTTGCAGTTAAGAATTGCATCTGATATATCAGCACAATAAAGCACTTCAATAGACTTACTTTTAAGGTTATCTACTAGCTTTTGATAACGTTCCGTATACTTCTTATGGTAATGCTCTAACTTTGCCATAAAATCGTCATAAAGCGATTTGTGATAAATATCCTGTGAATTCTTATGCTTTTTGATGGCATTAAAAAGGTGAATAGTGGCAATAATTTCAGCAGGATTTTCAGATTTAATACTTAGAAACTCATATTCTTCATTAAAGCGTAATTCTCGTATTTCACCCTTGATTGCTTTATACATCATGTAGATGAAATATTCTTTTGTATACACTTTAATCTCTCGATTAGTAAGCACCTGCTCTATATCCATATAATACGAGTTTACCACATGGGCTACATCGAATTTGGAAGCCTCTTTCTTGATAAAGGAAAGCATACGGTTGGATTTCTTAAACATGGAGCCTACTATTGTAACATTATCCGAGTGTTCTGCTGCCCAAAGTAACGGTTTATGTCTTTGGGGAACCTTAGAATAGTCTATATTGAACACTTCAAGGCACCTATCAATTGTGGTGAGTTGCTTATACTCTTCCATATCTTCATGCAGGTAGGAGTACTCCACAAACGAATACATGAATTTGATTGTTTCCAGTATTTTATCGAAATCCCAGGAGCTATTGAAGATCCTAAATTCTGCCGTTCCTATCTTTTCAATAGAACATAAATTAAGCCAGTACCGGATGTGTCCTCGATCTGAACCATTGCTAAAAACTTTCAGTAGATTCTCAATAGTATCTGCTTCCAATACACGCTTCGCTACATCCCAAGGAGGGCTTGGTACGAGATATTTTGTTTCCCACCACTCAGCAATATCAAATATCCGTTTGATTGGATATGCAGTATAATAAGAGAGGACAAACATACGCTTGATAACATCCAGGTCCATATCCTTGATGTACAGATGCGCATCAAAGCCTTCATTCCACATAAGATAGCTTCCCGCATCTTTCATGGTATGAATGAAGTCTTTCAACTCCTGAAGGTCTTCAGCGCAGTAATGGTATGGACGGGTGTTTATCTCACCACCAAACTGGCCGTGATGCGTAACTGCCGAACCATCCGAATTGTTCATCATGGTCAACTTGTTGTCCGTCCACTTGTAACCGGATGGAAGCGGGATGCGTTGTTTGTCACCATCGGCAAACTCCAACTCCATACCAAATGTACGATTGGATATATAATCAATCCAAGGTTTATCTATATTCATGTTCTGCAT